GCTACGCAGATGTCAATAGTTTCTTGGAATTGTTGGCCTGGCAAAATTGCATTCATATGCCATCCCTTACGATTCATACGTAGGAATGAATAGTCGTTCTTAATAGTACTTTGAATTTGCTGGCGCAATATTTCACGCCAGTTCATTTTAGGCTCTGTAAGATCTTTAATCATGCGTTGGACGCTTGCAGGTACATTTCCTGCACCCGCCGCTTGTGCCGCACCAATTACTGCCTCACGCATCTCGTCACGAATAGCTTTAAGCTCATCTTTAGTGTATTGCGGTTGGTTACCGTTATTACCGTTGTCACCCCAATCAACGTGTTCGTCAAGCAACTGACCCAATGCGGCCAATTGTTCATCATCATACTTTTCGTAAATTTCGTCGTATACTTGTTCAGCACTCCAACCATAATATTTAGGATCATGGAAGATTTTAATTTCTGGAGGTTGTTCACCAATTCGGTCACGTACCAATTGTCCGTTAACAACATAGTCAGCCGCCGCATTAAAGATTTTACGATCACGACTTTCATTACGACCAATGTGGTCAAATACTGCATGTAGAATTTCATGTGCAATAACAAACTCTACTTGTTTAGTAGTAAGCGGTGTAAAAAAATCTCGATTAAAATAAATGTTACGACCGTCTGTAGCCGCAGTAGGAAGCCAATCACTTGCTTCTTTAATTTGTAGACGTGTAGCAAGATTTCCAAAGAATGGATGGCGAAGTAGCAAGCCTACTCGTGCTACGATAATCTTGTCAATAATTGGATCTGCGTGTGCCATCTCTTCTCCTAATGTTTCAATATGTATATATTATAACAGGACCCGTAGGTCCTGTCAATTGAAGCTATGCCAAATTACTTTTCAGTTGCCTGGGCAATGTACTTACCAAACTTAGCATGGAAGTCATCAAAACATGCAATTTCATCTGGATCTAACGGCAACTTGTAAGTTGACAACGATAGTTTAGTACCCATAATTACTAATTCAGTTTCAAAATTATCCATCATAAATTGGAAGAAGTTATTAACCTTTGAATTCCAATCTTTGTCTTTCTTGTCACATGCATCTTTAAGTTCGTAGCACAGGCTAACAACTAACGAGTATTGTGCAGAGATTTCTTTAGATTTCATCTCTTTAACTTTACCTAACAAAATGTCTGTTGGGTTAGGCATTTTGCTAGAGTGTTTACGGTGCGCCATAAACTTAACAGCAAGACCTTCGCCTACAGAGCCGCAAGTTAGATCAGTTAATGTATCTGCATCACAGTCATCATCAATAAGTAATTCGCTAACAAAGGACCAGCTACGTGGAGTGGCAAAAGCACGTGAACCTGACTTTGGATCAAAGTCGTATAAGTCTTTCTTGCTAAAAGTCAAAAAGCCCACAACGTCTTTATGCACTTTGTTTTCAACTGCCCAATCCTGCCAGTCTTCCCACTCAACAGTCATCTCTAAGTGAACAAATCGGTTAGCCAACGGAGCAGGCATACGATAAGTAACACCTTTGTCAGTTTCACGGTTACCAGCCGCAACAATTACAACATTGTCTGGCAACTCGTATGCACCAACACGGCGGTTCAAAACCAATTGATAAGCCGCGGCCTGTACACTAGGAGCCGCAGAGTTCATTTCGTCCAAGAATAAAATAACTTGCTTATGTTGTGCCGCAAATGCTTTGCTAGGCAGTTCTGACGGGGGAGCCCAACGCATAGTGCCATCGTTAGAATCAAAATACGGAATACCTTTAATATCAGTGGGTTCCCACAGGCTCAAACGTACATCAATTACGTAAGCTTCAAGCTCAGTACCGAGCTGTTTGATAATATCTGATTTGCCAATTCCGGGAGGACCCCAGAGAAAGATTGGACGCTTGCTTTTAAAAGCCTTACGTAGAGACTTTTTAGCATTTTTTGGGCCAACTGTGCGGCTGTTAATTTCTGCCATTTTACATTTCCTTAAAGTTGCGGGTTAAAGTTGTTTCGCTATGTATGTATTATAGCGCAATACAGCAACTCTGTCAAGCAGACTGTTAGGAGTCTAGTTCTTTTTGGCGCTCATTCATAGCTTTAATGAGTCCAAATTTTCGGATATCGTCAGAGAACAGATACAGCTCAAACGACTTTTTTTCCGAAAATACAGTAATACTTTCAGTTGTTAAAAAATACGGGCAGTCAATGTATCTTTCTAAAAAGATAATTGTTTGTGGACTAAGCTCAATAGACTCTGTAAATGGAACTTCGTAACTTTTTAATTCTAAGTCGTTAGTTAAGAACTCAAAACCTTTATCACTTAGTCTAAATGCATTTTGCTTATTGACACGATTTGATTGCCACCAAGTTCTAGAGTACATACTTAGATTTGCATCATCTGTACTCTTTCCCCATTGTTGGAGAAATATTTTGGTTAACGTGTCTCGATCTATCATTTTACAATAGTACCGGACGTTAATTTAACAACTTGGAAATCAGTAGTACCAAATGTTAAATTTAATTTTTTAGCTAGATTGTGTGCGTGACCAGGATTACTAAAAGATACTTTTTTGTATTTAGGTCCAGGGTAACTCGTAAGGCTATTAAAGCTCTTAAGGTTGAAAGGCTCATTTTTATAGAAGACAGCCCAAATAGCTTCCGCTTCTAGGATTTGTTCTGCCTTATATGTTTTCTTACTAATATACTCTAAAAGTATGCGCGGTTTTGGTCTTGACATCTCGTAAAACTCTCCAATTAACTACGCATATATTTATCCTTATTTGTCGCTAAACGTACCGCCATCCATTGAAACTGTAATAACATCGGTATCTACACTACTCTTTAATGCATTAAACATTGTTTCGTAGTCTTGTAACAGTTTTTCCTGCAATTCGTTTAATGCCAAGCACAGTAGTCTAGCCTGTTGAATAGACATTTTAACTTCCTTTGCTTGACTTAATTCGGCAGACCTTACACTTTGTATAAATTGAGTTAACGGTGCTAAATTAATCTGATTTTGCATTTGACAGTACCGTTTTCATTTCTAAGTCTGATTTAAATGGACCCTTACTTGGGTAGCGTTCAATGGTAATTAATTTAGGACAAAAGCTCTTAACCCATCCTTTATCAAATTTAATTACATAATATCCTGCACAATACAAACTTTTACTTGCGTTACTTTTAGTAAACAGGGGTAGTTTTTTTTGTACATTGTATATGGCATTGTAAGGTCTGCTACTAGTTGGATACCCGTGGCATTCATTTAGTATACTAGCCGTAACTTTAACTTTTGAACTTGTAAGAAAAAATTCCTTACCAAATTGCTTGGTAAGATCATCTTTCTTATTGAACATAACTTCACCGTTGGTACTAGATAGTACAAACTTATTATTTTCTTTTTTATGTAGTGTGGCAATCTTCTCACCGTCTTTTTCTACGATCCAGAATTTGCCATCTACGATTGGCTTTGCGTGTATCTCTGTCATTTCTTTATCCTCGTTCATATCTTATTTTAGAAACATATTGTTGACCCGGGTTGATGCTGGATCCGGAAACTGCTTTAATTGCAATTGAAAATCTATCTTTCCTTGCGTGTGCAGTTAATGGCATAACTGCATGTTCAATGCGTGAGTCAAATATAATAACTCTACCTGGTATAAACTCATAACAATAATGATGCTGTGATTCCTCGTTAAAGAATTTAATTTCACCACCCCAGTTGCTTTGCCAAAAGTAATTAACAAATACTAGAATAGTAAATGCATTTTCAAACGCACTGTCAGTGTGCTGTCCCACTTTTGCCATTTGACTGTAATGATTGATATAGCACGAGCTAACTGCAAGATCTTTTTGTAACGTATTTGCAATTTTTTTAACAAGTAGATCTAATGGCGATGAATTAAATATTTGTGGTGTTAAGTACGATACAAATCTTTCATCTTGCTCGGGCGTAAACAGACTCGTACCGTGTAACGGCGCATACTTACTATTAAAAGTAAGGGTATTTAATTCTTCAATTTGATATGTTTCTAATATATTATCAAATAAAAAAACAGATTTTCCGTTAACTATTAGTTCTTCAGTCATTTACTTTTAAATCGTTTAAAAAAATTGAATAAGTTTAAAAATCGAGCCTTGTACGGATCGTTGATTATTGTTTCTACTATACTGGGACGATGGGGACATCGGCCCTGTTTGTAATCACAATCTAAATGGATTGGCTTATAGCATACTGCACATTTTTTTCTCATTTTATCACTCAAATAGATTTAGTGCGGCTTTAGTAGTTGGATATTTTGCTTGGAACGGCTCTGCATACGTTTGTATGTTGTCAGCAATCTTTTTCATGTCCCATGCGTTGCAGAATTTAAGCATACGAATACCCACTTGGTCAACCATTTTAGGTGTAGCATGAGTTTCAATTGTTTCCGTAATACATTGCTTAATATCTTCAGGTTGTGCTGTTAAGTCGCACAAGTGTACATTGCGCAGATAGTCATCTAGCACTCTGTGTTCTTGTCCATTATGGTCAACCCAACGTTGCAACATGAGATTGTTCCAAGAGAATCCTTTGCTCTTACGATCTTCAAACGCTTCAGTAAGCCCTACTTTATTCTTACTACCTTTTGTACGTACACCTGGATATGCTGAAAACACATTATCGCTAGTATCGCCACGCATACATTTTTCAAACAGCATCCATTCTGGATCCTGTGCGGCTTTTGGCTCGCCTGTCTTTTTGTCTTTAACAGGTTTACCTTTAGCATCAAATGTGCCTTCGTGTGTAATATGTAAATCACCTACACCGTTATACTGACTTACATTATGCTTAATCAATTGTGCAAAGTCGCCGTCTGTGCTGATAATAACGTGCTTTGCATCTGGATGTGCTTGTGTCCAGCCAGCAATTAAATCGTCTGCTTCTAAACGTGGGTGCTGTAATACTGTACAGTTAGTTTTTTCTGTAACAAACTTTTTAAACTCATCAAATGCTTCCCAGAACAATTTATCTTCATCTTGTTCTCGTTGTGTCATTGCCGCACGAGTTTCTTGTCTGTTAGCTTTGTAAGGCGTATAAAAATCTTTGCGCCACGATCTGCCCTCGAGACAGAACACCACATGAGTACCGCCAAAGTCATGCCATGCTTTTTTGATACTGTTAAGTGTAATGTGAAAGGCCATGCCTAACTTAATGTCAGCACTGCCTTGAACTACGTGTCTAGCACGAAAGAATGTGTTAGCTGTATCGACTATAATATAAGTCATGTATAATATTCCATATCTGCCGCAAATACAAACCGGAATTCTTTTGAGTCAGTAATTCCGGGCCTATGCCATAGTTTACTTGGATATACGATCCAAGTCAAGTCTTTTGGTTTTAAGTAAAAGTCAGCATCACGATTTGGCCAATTCATACTAAATTCAGTGCCTGTTAGTTCTGGATTTGATGTTTGGGGTATGTGTACGTACCAAAGGCCACTTACTGTATTGGTAGTATTATTGTTGTCACTAACATGGTGATTGTGCCAAAGTATTTCTCTATCGTCAACAGTTTCGGAGTTAGTCATAAACACCCAACTCATTAAGTTTTTAATTTTTACTTCTTTTCCTAAAAACATAAAGCAAGAGTATATAAAACTCTGGCGCATTTTAAGCATAACAGGATCTTGTCTAAAGAATAAATTTTCTTTAGTTTGATACTTTGGGCTATTAGTAAAATAGTTTCCTGCTGAAATAATTTCTTCAGCAATGGTTATTAACTGACGGTTGTCCTCTTGATTAATCAGAGAGCTAAAATCATAACGATCAATATATTCGTTTGATTCTAAAATGTTCATTCTACTTGTGCCTTGTTATCTGCTAGTCTAGTAACGTTGATAAATCCTGCCGACCGATTTGCGTCCATGCCTTCATCGGATAACATGTTTCGAACAATATCTCTAAACCAACGATCTACAATTTCTTCTTCTGGGTCTCCGTCAAATCCGTAGCCGTTCTTTTTTAATTCAGTAATAAAGTATTCATTCCAGTCAAGTTCAAAAAATCCGTTGCGTGGATTATCCTTATTAACCTTAGTATCCATTACGTTAACCCATGCTTCTTTTCTAATAGTAGCACGTTCTTTTGGAGTCCGTTTAACTTCATCTAAGGCATCTTGCGCCGCTACTGCTTCTTTGATTTTTTGTGCGGCAAGTTTTTCAGCAACCGCTACTTCAGCAGTGGCTAATACTTTAGCATCTTCTAAAGCCTGTAATCCTGTAATCTTTTTAAATAATTTTTTAAACATTAAGTTCCCCACTCATTTTTAAATAACGGTACTTGTAATCTGTCACTGTAACGTAGTCCGTTTTTCATAGCCAATATTGCTACATTTTTATTATTCATTGCGTAGACACTTTCTACTCCGCCTACTGGCATTAGATAAACGTGTCCTTTAAATCCTGCTTGACGATATGCCTCAATAGCATGTTCCGCATCAGCAAAGTCTTGTTCAGTGGCAATGACAAACTTCAAATATGCTGTGCCAACTTCTTCATATTCACAAACTACTTCTGGTAGAATTGCTTCTTCCCACACTTCGCCGCTACATGGAAGTTTAGCACTTACACTAAATGTAAGTTCTCTGCCTACTACACTATTCCACTTTTTCAAGAAGCCTTTAAACTCTGGTGTAAGTTTCTGAGTACCATTTGTTTCAAATGTGATCTCTTTCAAATCACGCATCTTAGTATTGTTAATCAAATCTGGATAAGCACGTTGCCAACCCAGCAAAGGCTCGCCACCTGTGATAACCAAGTGTTCATCTTTCCAATGATCCTGCGGAAGAATTTCACAAATACGATCTGCGATTGCTTCGCTTGTCAGCATAGGCGACAACTCTTTAAAGTCTGGATGCCAACTGGCATAGCTGTCACAGCCTGTGCTGACTAACGGCAAGTCTTCATATTTTGTAAACGGCGTAATCATTTTATGTGTGGCCGCAATGTCAGTGGCTTCGTGGCTCATTTCACCACGTGGCATACCAAAGCCAGCACACTTAAAGTTACAGCCAAATGTTCGTAAGAAAACGGATGGGACACCCATGTAACGTCCTTCACCTTGGATACTGTAAAACAGTTCCGCTATTTTAATTTTGCTCATACACAATCCTGTTCATTTGCCATTTTCTTTATTGTAGCACGTTCTTCTTTGTTTTGTCTAGCATTACGAAAAACAGTAACATCTTCAATGGCACTTTTCAAAGTTTCAGCATAATTAAGAGCTTGTTGTTTGGTCAAACATACTGTTGATTCGGTATCGATATAACCTTTGGTCAACAATGTCCAAATGTGATACCAACGTGTTTTTGACCAGTAATTTGTTTTGCCTGTAGTATAAATGGTTACAGTAATATCGCCATCATCTGCTTCTACCCACATGTTATGATTGTGATTTTCATCACCGCAGTTACAAGCAATTCGATAGACTCTGCTGTCTCCCCAATCGTTTGTTTTCATTATGCCTTCTGCCGGAGTTTGTGATTTCATTCTACATCTTCCTCAAACCATTCATTGACCATTTGTTCTGCTTCTGTTTGCGTAAGAGCAGGCACAAAAATTCTAGCAGATTGTCCAACTGTATGCTGAATATCAAATTTTACTACCCCGGTTGGTATATGATCGAATTCACGCTCTACTACAAATTCTTGCAAGTTCTTTGCACGATAGATCAATTGATCCGTTAAGTCTTTGGCTGTTGTCATCTTGGGGCAAACTCCTGTTGTAGTTTAATATTATCAAAAAATTCTTTCTTTGTATGAGGATCGTCTTTGAAGGTACCTTTGAGTACTGTAGTCTGTGTTAGACTAGAGTGTGCCATAATACCACGATTCTCGCAACATCCATGAACTGCTTGAATGTAAACTGCTACGTTTTCGGATTCAGTTGCCTTACCAATCTCGCGGGCTATGTCGTTGCAGAGTTCTTCTTGTAGAGTACCACGCCTAGCACACCATTGAGCAATGCGAGTATACTTAGATAAACCAATGAGCTTTGCGGCAGCGATGATTCCAATATAGGCGACCCCACTAACTGGTTGATGATGATGAGAGCACATACTGCGAAGTTCACTGCGTACAACCAACATGCCTTCGTAACGGTCTGCTGAATCATTTGGAAATGCTGTTGCGTCTGGTGCTGTTTCATATCTTCCTGCCATTACTTCGTTAAAATACATTTTAGCTAATCGGTAAGCTGTACCTTTTGAGTTTGGATCGTTTTCACGATCAATCAGCAATCTATCCAATACCGTTTCAAATGCCTCTGTTGCTTCTTGAATTAGTTTTGCTTTGTCGGCCTCGTTGACGTAATCACTAATGTTATCACCTGCCCAAAAGCGTTTGCCTTCACGTTTCATTTTGAAGCGAAGATGATCGCCTAGATATGCTTCTTGATAGCCGCCATCACCTGCCATAGCGTCTAATCCTGTTTCTTTATTTGTCAATTAAATTCTCCGATGTTAAGGCAGTGGATTGCCATATGTATTATTATACATTATTATTTAGGTTTTTGCAAATTATTTGTTGCTCGAAGTTGTCTACATGCTTCGCGCATTTCGTTGGTAAAGTCCGGACTTATTTCCGAAAGTCCGCAATTGATCCAAACTCCGTCTGATTTTTTAGGTAGTGTTAAAAATATCAGTGGTATAACTACTAAAAACACAATAGCACCTACTGCTATTCCTATATTCGCTCGGAAAGAAGAATTTTGCATAACTCTGCATCCTTTATATTTTTAAAAGTAAAACTCATGTAATCGTGTTCCGGCCGGCTCTCATATCTATCACCCGGTAATCCAAAAACTTCTAATACCATAGCACAGGTTTCATTCCACCAGAAACCATTTTGGTTATCCCATACTACTGTAATAGTATTATTGTTTTTGTTCATGCTGTAACATTTTTAGTTCGTCCTCTAAGTATACCTTATATTCAGAAAGTATTTCTAGCTTACGACTACTTTCTCCAGTATTACGTAGAGCTTCTAAGTCAACTATAACTTTAGCAATCTTTTCTTTAAGATCAATAATAGTTAACGAGTTCATTTCTTAACGCCAAAGCGCAATCCAGTTAAACTACCAAAGATTAAAAAGTAAGCGGCCCAAGTTTCCCATGTATATGGAATTGCTAACACTGGGAATAATGTATTAAGTGACCAAATACCAAGTAATGGTCCAAATACGATTACTAACGCTACCAAAGTAAGTCCAACAATAAGTTTAATTAATGATGACATCATTTCCAAAAATCCTCCCAAGGATAAACTAACCAACAATCTTCTTCTGCTTTGTTAACTTCCCATACGGAATAGTCAACATCTTCTTTGCTACTAAGATTGTTAGTAAGTGTAGCAAAGCGTACATTTTGTCCCCATACATGCTCCCAACGAGCATCGTTAGGCAAACAACCCGACTGCCAGTCTTGTTTAATCCAAGCAATAGTTGAACCTTGATCATTAATGTCGTCAACGATAAGAATATTTTTACAACATGGATCACCAATTTCTGCCGCATTAAATCCAAACGCATCCTCTGCCATCCAGCAATTACTTTCGCTTTCACCACCATCGCGTAATTGGACTTTAAGTGTTTCCATAGGAATGCCAGTGTATTGACTTAGTAAGTTTGCCGGAATTAATCCACCACGTGTAATTCCAACAATGTAATCTGGTTTCCAATCGCCAATATTAATTTGTCTTGCAAGTTCTAACACTGCTCCTTGGATATCTTTCCATGTGTAATAAATTTTTTTCATTGTAATACTTGATCGTCATTAAACGATTTAACCTTATGTCTAGAATCACTAATAGTATCAATCATATTATTGTAGTCTTCATCATTCATAGCAGTTTTATAAATGCTAAGAGCTTGGGCCAACATAATACCGGCTACTGTCATGGCATCGTGATTAGTTAATTGATCATCTGTAAATTGAAGGTATTTGTTATATAGCTTTAACATATCATCATCTGAGATCATAAAGTTAATCCGTGTGCTAGTGTTTGTAATTCTTCTTTAGTCATAAAGAAATTGTATGTTTGACTATCGGTAATCTTACCGTCTTCTAAACTTTCTTGAATAATATCAAGGCTGAACAATCCTTTAGGGCTAATAACTTCGTGTTTTGTCATGCGTACACGAAAACCTTCGTGCTCTTTAATAGTCATTTCTTTGCGGGTGTGCGCAACTGATTCATGTAGTTCCATTGTCTTCTCCTTTAATTGATTCAAATGTTCTGTACTTTGCCAAAGCATGAATATATTCATCATACAACTTCTTTAGCTTTGGGTGTTTAGCTTCTAGTTTAACATCTCTTTCGGGTATAGTCAATACTCGTTCAATTGTTTTTAACCGTTCTTCTAAGTCAACACCGTTAATAACCATACGACCTTTAACTTCTAACTCTGGAGGATTTTGATTAACCTTCATAACATTGTCGGTTGAGTTAGTCCAACTTGTACCGTTCGAGCCGCCACTAAATACAAACTGACCGCTAGTAGTATTGGTTGTGTAAATCTGACCAACTGGTAATACTCCGCCAACAGTTGCTCCGGGAAGACCAGCCCCGTACAACCCATGCTTATTAATGCCAACTACAGCTTGTGGAGGAGTCCTAGCCATTTTGTTTGTGTTCGTCAAGGTACTTGTCATTATGTATCCATTCATTATCGACAAGAAATCCCCATTCTTGTCGTTGTGGACCCGGCATAAACAAAGTCCAAGCAGTTACTCCAGGAACCAATTCGATACGATGATAGCTGTTAGAACTACAAATGCGCCAGTGACCAGGACCGCGCCAATGCTTTGTCTCTCCAACCATTTTGCCATTTTCAAAATTAGGGGTATATTCATAGTAACCGCCTTTGAGTATTAGTGTGGCATATGGCCACGGATGATCATGTACATCACCAGGATCGCCTTTGTGAAACTTGTGTAAGAACACATTAAATGGAAAATTCTTACGTTCTTTCAAAAACAAATAATAACGAGTTAATAACGGCTCGTTACATTGCCGATCCATAATAACTCGCTTACGGTCATGACGCTCTAACCAGTTAAGGCTTAAGTCTTTTATCTTTTGGAGTATCATAATCATCTTTTACAAGTTTATAGACAGTTTTAAATTTTTCGTATGCTATTTTCAATCCAGGGTATTCTTCGCACATTTTTTCAATACGGTTAAAATCAGGAAGACAGTCAACCCACTCTTCTGGAAAATTTATTTTAAATGCCGAACTATCTATACTAGTTATCGAACCAAGTTGTGCAGTAGTCAAGCCTGAAATCTGTGTAGTAGTCAACGTTGACATACCACTATAATGACTAGGATAGGATACTGTGCAAGGACTATATCCACTTATCGTAATAGTATCAGACGAACTATAAGAAAGATTACTCACATCAATAGTGTAAGTATCATTTAATGTTATTGATGAGTCCGGTTGCTGAGAAGAACTGCTCATGTAAGGCCTCCGTTTGTTTACGAACTTGCGGTAAAAACTGTTCGTAATGATTCATATACTGAATGATCTTATTACACACAGCCGGCCTTGCAAAATCGTATGCTTCATAACTATCAGTCCATACACCTGGATACTTAAATGTATCAAATGCCATTTCACTGTAGCTTAATCTATCTGGTACCATTGGGATTGCATCTACTACACATCCTTCATACCAGCTAATACCTAATGTTTCTTGTAAGTTAGCACTAAACACTAGTTTAGCTTCACCTAATAATGTATGGTATTCGTGCTTAGTAAGTTGTTTATCTTGGCAAACAACAAACTCATACTGCGGTAAATGTTGAGCTAGGTCTCTAAAGATTTCAACTTGTTTTTCCGGAGCAATACGATGCGGGAATAAAATGAGGTCACGTTTTTTTAGACCTTTATATGGTGCAAGTGTATCTTGGAAATACTCCATAGGCCATCCTGTACGCACAATCTTTGGTTCTTCACCGTTTAATATTTCTTCCAAGTGTTCGCTATACCAAGGATTCTCTGTAGGATAATCATTTAGTAAATTTGTATAGAACATTTTGATGTGAAAGTCTGTGGCAAAGTAGTTGTGATCAAATGCGTGGAAGAAACTCTTCTCTGCATTACGAACCCAAGGCTTGTTACCAACAAGACGACCTAAGAAGTCTTGAGGATCATATGAACCCGCATGCCACAAGCCATGTGTGACTACTGGAATACCCAATAGCTCACTCATGTACTTTAAGTTTATGATACCCGGGTGCCAAGCATCAGTAAAGATAAAGTGATCGCCGGGATGAACGGCTCCGTTACAAAATAGCCTACCCATCTGCTCAACTTGAGCAGACTTGTATATATTGGTGCCACCAAAATTAAGAAAAGCACCAGGAGTAGTGGCTGAAGGAATATCCTTAGGGCCAGCGATAATTTGAACATTGTGTCCTGCCTTTTGTAAAAGAGCAGGCACATGGGTCTTCCACTGACCCGTGTACCTTGTCTCAACTGCTTCTAGATCAATTAAGAATACTTTCATTATTAATAACGAGGATTCTTGCCTTGGTAAGGTTTACGTTCGCCGCTCCACGGCTTCTTCTCGCCGTTCCATGGCTTACGTGGACGCGAATTGCGTTCGTATTGTTGCCACACTCGACTTTGTCGATTGTACAGATCTGCTTCGTTAAACGGAAGCATTTCAATACGGCAAAAGTCAAGTAGTTTTTCAAGATCATCAAAAATTTTGACGATGTCGGCACGAGTTTCAAAATAATTGATGTCGTTATAATTCTTAGCCATAGTAGCCTTTTAGTTAGTACTTAATAAATGAACCATTTTCCCCGTCTTCGGAGACTTCAATCCAAACCTCCCGGCTTGGATACTTTTGTGAAATAGTGTCATACAATTCGTCTGACATCATTTCGCAACTTTTGTGATCTAGCGACAAAACACCTTGTGTGCTAGAATACAATTGTTCAAGCCACCGCTTGAACTGTATAAATTCCACATCTCTGTCATTGTGGGTGACACTAAGCCATACCCTAAAATGAAAAATATGGCGATGAGGATTAGCCAAAAACGAAACATCATATTGATCTCCTGTTGCTAAGTTAGGGTCTGTGGCCGCGGCCGGATAACAATGGATTCCTTCTTTGCGGAAGGTAACCCAAATCATTTTGTTAGGACGTTGGTCTTGTCTAATAATCATTTTATAATTTCATCGTTAGTGTATTCATCCCAATTGGTAAAGTATTTGCGTTGTGTAATGGCACCAATTGGGACACACCATACACCTGGATTAGTTGCATCAAAACCTTTGTCATCTATCTTTATAGTAGCATTGTAGCCTAATTGACTTAGATAAGGTAATTTTATACTAATTTGTGGAATAAATCTACGATATTCGGTTAAACCGCTTTCTAAAAGACCTTCGTGTTGTGCTACATCAAAGTCTAATGTACACCAAAAATTAGCATCAATACAGCCTTTGATCATATTTTCCCACGGTCTCCAACCGGCACTATCGTTGATAGTTAGGCTAGGAAAACTTTGATTAGCACCAAAATAGATATGTGTACAATCATTATTCTTTGCTAGGTTGATGATAATCTGTTCGTCATGTGTACCCACTACAAATAGAGTACGCATACCAAATGCAGGAGTACGTTCAATCTCTGTACCAACAAAGAATGTTACACCTTCACTAGTGCCGTCTGTGTATTCACGTTTCATTCTTTTCTACCTTTGATTGTTCGTATTGTTGAAAAAATCGAGTTACATCTTCCATGCGTTCGGCAAATATATCTGGACTAGTTTGTGCGGCTTTACTCATGTCATATTCGCTAGGATAGTGTCGAAGACAATACCTAGCATTATCTTTAATAGATTTAGGAACCCGTGGAGTTTTAAGAATCTCTAGTAGAAATTTCTGTGTTTGAATAACAGCACGGTATCTTTCGTCAGGTAGCGTCATTATATAATTGTACTTCCAGGTCATCTAGTTTATTAATCTCAGAGTCAGTAAACTCTTCGCCGTGTTCTAATTGTACTACATCTTCATCTACTTCGTCAAAGAGATTGGCAAACTGGGTGCTGGCGTTAACTGTCTTCTTACCAGTAGCACCCCGAGTACCAATAATAGCTTGCCAAAATTTATCATAGTGTTCAATGATGGCATTTGCATCATCTCGATTGTCAGCGGCAAATATTGCCTCTACTACATCTTTAAAATAAACTCTTTCAAATTTTTCACGCACTAACATAGCAGGAACGTTGCCGAGATCATATTGACGATTGGCTTCTTGTACAGCGTTCACATGCATCCAAACATTATGACCCATCATAATAGCATAGCTAAATGAATCCCAGCTAGTTCTGTTACTAACTTTTCCTAATTTGTTTTTATCGGGTTCTACTAACCAATCAGCTGGATTCATCGGGTCTGGATTTGCAACCCCGGGCTTAGGAGTGCCAGCACCGTATATACAAATTTCATTCATCAACACACCGTCAATAATTGGACTTGATTCAAATTTATTAAAAATTTTATCTTGTATTACTGCGTCTTTGAACAGCCTAGTGTCGGTTGCGTATTTCTTATCGTCTGCAGAAGCCTGCATACGGTAAACCCATTTTGTTCTGTCTTCTGTTTCGGTGTTGATATAGATTTGGCCGTTTGCTGTTGCAAGGAACGGACTTGCACAATCAAAAGAGATGGTAAAGTTTTCATTATGGTATTTTCTCACTGCTCGTTGAATATCAGTTAATAAAGTTGCCCACTCTAACTTAGAGGTGCCCAGGAAGTGCATCCAGTCTTGCTTACCCTTTTCCAAGAGTCCGTCAAAACGCAATGCTACTAATCTTTTTAATACCAGATGGATGTCGCACATATTCTGTCCGCCCATTGCCCATCCGTTAAATGCCTTATCGCCGTAGATTGAAGTATCGCAATACTTCTTCATACGCTGATACCAATCTTCAGCATCAGCATGATTTTCACCTTGCAGTACATTTAAGAACTTACATGCACCTGTACGATTATTAATAAAGTAATCGTTGTTAATGTAAGTACCTTGCACTGCTTCATCATACGTGTTAATACCAGTTGCCGCACGTCCTGCTGGACTACGAGCAACCCAAGCTGGAATATCGAGACACATACCATAGTCCATTAGCGCATCCATCCATGCTAACACTTGGGCACGTTTCTTTTGTGCCTTTGGACAGTTGGGATCTTTCCAGTCAGCTGGCCAAACACCTTTACCAATCTGGAATCCACCTGAGTCGCCTAGTACCCAACTAGTTGTGCGATCTCTATTACGGAACATATCTTCGCTTTCGTCAACTTTGTTTAAGTCTAAGTTAGCGTGTCCTGCTGAATACAAGCAATGATCGTAATAGAACATTCCTTTTTCTGGTTCGAGATAATTTAATCCTTCAATACCGTTAGTAAACGATTTAGGAATACGTGCAGGATCAACATAGTTGCTATAACGTTGCTTGCCTATAAACGTAGAATAAAATCCCGACGTTGCTGGCAAGAAATAAGCGTAATCGCTTTGTGTAGCTGTCAGGTTCTTATTCATTACTTACTTTGTGCTGGAAGAATGTAGTTGTATTCTGCAATACCGCTATCAACTGTAATTTGCATAGCACCAACATCTGCAATACGTACAGTCTTGTCACCTGCTAAGTTAAGAATACTCATAACTTGAATAACTGGCCACGACCAAGTTTGTTTCAATTTACCATCTATACCTGCTTCAAATACAAACTCACCTGCGTGTGTACTTGCATCACCGAAGCTGAATACCAAATTGCCGTTGTCTGATTTAACTTGGAATACAGTTTCTTCAGAATGTGCATTTGCTTGAAACTTGAGCTTTTGAATACTTGCAACTTGCGGCTCGAATTCGATATCCCATTTAGCACCTTTGAACTTAACTGACTTTAGTTTTTCGTTAATAATCTCAGTATTCATAAAGCGGTAATCATTTTGAAAGTCGCCGCCTGCATTTTGGAAATGTAATCCTGTTGGAATTTCTTCACCGTTACGTTGAGCAGTAACTACACTGATCTTAGCGTTGTCTTTGTACTCTGGACATTTTAAGTGAATGTCTAGTTTGTTTAAATTGGGCATACCAAAGGTACCTTCAAACTCGTTAACCGGTAATTTAGTTTTTGCGTTAACAATAACTGAACGGTCTTCAGCCATTGCTTCAATCTCTGTTGATTGAGTAGTTGCGCTAATCTTAACTAGCGGAATAAATCCTAGTGCGTGTGTATGTGCTACTAGATCTTGTAAAATATCTTTCATATGATTCTCCATGTTTATCTATTATATTTAGGTTTGCGACAAAAGTCAAGTAATATTCTTTCTGATTTTGCCATTGTAGTCAACAACTGCTTCCAATATCTCTAAAGGTGTATTTAGGCTTTTAGAGTATTTTATAAAGGCAGATGTATCTTTTGGAAAACAATGGCCACCAAAACCTCGTTCTCCATCCAATCCCGGTACTAGTGTATGACTATTACCAATTCTTGAATCGTGTGTAACAATGTGTCTAACAATGTCGTAATCAGCATTGTTCTTTTGACATATATCGTATATGCTATTAAAGAAAGCTACTTTGGTAGCTAAAAATGAATTTACAGTATACTTGACCATCGATGCTTCAATTGCAGAACAATTGAAAACCATTTTGCAATTTGGCAATGTAGTTTGAAATAACTCCTGCCAAAAACATTCCGGATCTTCCCCGCCAAGAACAACATATTTTTGGTTAAGAAAATCTGTATTAGCACTAGCCACTCTTAAAAATTCTGGACTATATGTTATACAATGATTTGGATAGATCTCAGATAACGTTTCGATTACCTCGGGAGTAACTGAGCTTTTAACTAGTATTGGCATAAAGATTGGAACATCGTCCAACACACTAGCAATATCTTTACAGTCACAACCACCGTTGGGTAAACTAGGAGTACCAACGCAGATAACAATACCATCTGCATCATGATGATCAATCATTTTGTAATCAGTGTACTGTGGATCTTGTACAACGATCTCGTGTTGAGTATTAAGTGCGTTAGCAACAGCCTTGCCCACAAACCCATATCCTGCAATTATAATTTTCATATTAAAACTCGAATAGTGAATTAAATGTGTTCTTTTCTTCGGTACTGCGAACATCCCAGTTTAGAACACCAATAAGATTACCTAACTTGTTATCGATAATAGTCTGTTCCATTTCAGCATCATCAAACGGCAAGTCTTTAAACCACTGCGGTAATCGCAATTCGTCAACTGGGTATGCAACACTGGTAAAGCCTAGTGGATTTTGTTTAAGTTTACAAACAATGACCTTAGCCCCGTCAGTAATACCCATACTGTATTTGTCGCCAAACATACGTTTTAGTGTATTCCAGTTAATACTAGCACGAACGTGTCCCGGCATATTAGC